CAGATGATGCTTCAGTAGGTGGAGATTTAACAATTACAGGAGCTTCAACAGCAGCTACTTATAACGGTATAGCAAGTAAAACCTTTGGCACATCCTCAATAATGATTGGAGACACAACCACAGGCACAATTGATGCAGCTAACTATAATACAGGTTTAGGTGTAGGTGTTTTTGCAGCTTTAACAAGTGGTGATGAAAATACAGCAGTAGGTACAGGTGCATTAGGTTTAAGTACCACTGCAAGTGGTAACACTGCTGTTGGTAGAAATGCTTTACTAGCAAATACAACTGGTACTCGTAATACTGCGTTAGGTTATGCTACTTTAGATGCCAGTACTACAGGTGATTATAATACAGCCGTTGGGGGACTTGCTTTAAGTACCAATACAACAGCAGATAACAACACAGGAGTGGGTTTTCAAGCTCTATATTTAAACACAACAGGCACAAGCAACGTAGCATTAGGTGCTTTAGCCTTAGATGCTAATACAACAGCAAATAACAACACAGCAGTTGGTTACGCTTCTTTATCAGCAAATACAACTGGTGCATTTAACGTAGCCTTGGGTGCTAATGCTTTAGATAATAACACCACAGCAAACAACAACATCGCAATTGGTTATGCTGCTTTAGATGCTAACACCACAGGTGCAGGGAATGTTGCGATTGGAGTTACAGCATTAGATGCCAATACCACAGCTTCTAACAATGTTGGTATAGGTGCTAATGCACTAGGAGCAAACACCACTGGTACAGACAATGTAGCAGTTGGAGCTGATGCCTTAGATGCCAACACCACTGCTTCTAACAACACAGCTATTGGTGATGTTGCTTTATCAGCAAACACAACTGGTGCTGAAAATACAGCAGTTGGAGCTGATGCATTGAGGAATAATACGACAGCATCTTCCAACACAGCAGTTGGTAAAGGTGCTTTAACAGCAAACACCACAGGGGCTAATAATACTGCTATCGGCAGAACCTCACTAATAAACAATACCACAGGTGGTAGTAATGTAGGGCTTGGTGTTAATTCTTTAGAAGCTAATACGGAAGGAGATAATAATGTTGCTATTGGAGTACAAGCTTTAGATGCCAACACCACAGCAGATAACAATACAGCAGTGGGTCATCAGGCTTTACTAGCAAACACCACAGGTACAGAAAATGTTGCAGTGGGTGCTTTAGCAGGAGATGCAAACACCACAGGTTCAGAAAACACTGCTGTAGGTACTTCAGCTCTATCAGCCAATACCACAGCATCTAATAACACAGCAGTTGGTCGTATGGCATTACGAGTCAATACAACTGGTGCTTCTAATACTGCGGTAGGACATCAAGCAATGATTGCAAATACTACAGGAGCAAGTAACACCGCAGTTGGTAAAGGTGCTTTAGATGCTAACACCACCGCCTCAAACTGTACAGCAGTTGGTATCTCCGCACTTACCGCAAACACAACTGGTGAAAATAATACAGCTGTTGGTGCATCAGCCTTATATGATTCTACAACTTCCACAGCAAACACTGCGGTGGGACACGCAGCACTTTTTGAAAATACTACAGGAGCTTATAACACCGCAGTTGGTAAAAGTTCTTCTGTAAATACAACCACAGGAAATTACAATACAACCCTTGGTTACTTAGCAGGTGGAGATATTACCACTGGAAGTTACAATACAGCAATTGGTACACAGGCTTTGGATGCTATGGCTACAGTAAATAGCAACACAGCAGTTGGATATGCGGCTGGTGGTTCTGTTACTACTGGTTCATTAAACACTTTTATTGGTACTCTTGCTGGGGATAACACAACAACTGGTACGGGAAATCTGGCTATTGGGTATGCTATGCGGACTTCAGCCACAGGAAGTGTAAGAGGACACATTGGTTATAATAACGGAGATACTGGTACAGCAGATTACGCCATAACTTTTGGTAGAAGTGGCACTGACTGGTCAAGACTTTCTTATGGGGGTTCTAGTTTTACCACTGGTTCTGATGAACGCAAGAAAAAGGATATTACAGACCATCCTTTGGGTTTAGATTTTATTAATCAACTAAGAACAGTAAATTACCACATTAAAGCTCCTTGTGATGTTCCTGAAGAATGGGATACCCACCAACCACACGAAACAGAAGCAAAAATAACCACTTGGCAAACAGGTATGTTGGCTCAAGAGGTTAAAGCAGCCTTAGACAATTTAGGTGTAGATGCTGAAAAATTTAATGGTTGGGGTCAAGAACCTGATGGCATGCAAACACTAGATTATGGTCAATTTGTTATGCCATTAATTAAAGCTTTACAAGAAGCAGATGATAAAATAGATGCTTTAACAACAAGAATAGAAGCCTTAGAAGGCTAACAACAATAGGAGTATAAAATGGCAACAGTAACAAAAGTATTAACAGCAGCAACCGATAGCGTAACGCTTATCAACGCTGTCAATGATGGTACACATGATGTAACAGGCATGACTCAAGAAGAAATAAACGAAATGGTACAAAGAAATGTAGACCATCTTGAAATTATCTTGGCTTATGCACCAGTAGACGAAGATGATGAAACACCTGACGTAGTAGGAGACTCATCAGATAAGTCTAGCTATACAAGTGCAATTACAACTGGCAAAGCTTACATAACTGATAACAGTTAAAAGGAATAAATAATGTCAGAAAATAAAAAAGTAGAAACAAAAGAAGTCGAATTAACAGAACGACAAAAATATTTACAGTCCCAACTAAACGATCTTCAAAATAAAGAAAATAGTTTAATGTTTCAATTAGATCAAATAAAAGCTTGTCAACAAGTTTTTAATCAAGCATTTATAGAAGAGTCAAAAGAAGTTTCTGAAAAACTTTCAGAAGAGTGATTTATACTATTTTGCAATTAAGTATTGCAATATTTTGTGTTGTAAGTATCGCTGTTTTATTAATGGATGATAATCATCCACTTTAAAAGGAGAAAAATATGTTAGATATGATATTAAACATAATTCAATTAGCACCTTGGATTATTTCAGGAGCATCATTAATTTGTGCTTTAACACCAACACCAAAAGACGATCAAATGATTGGTAAAATTTATAAACTGATCGACTGGTGTGCTATTAATGTAGGGAAAGCAAAAGAAAAATAACTCATGACTACTACAAAAGAAGCTTTAATTAAATTAGAAGCACATGAAAGAGAATGTGCTATTCGTTACGAATACATAGAAAAACGTCTTGATGAAGGCTCTGCTAAGTTTAAAAGACTAGAATTTATTCTATGGGGTTTGTATGGTTTAATTGCAGCTTCTTTAGGTGTAGATAAACTATTGTAGGAAAGTCAGATGCCTTTACAAAAGTTCCTTTTTAAACCTGGAATCAACAAAGAAGGAACAGCTTATTCAAATGAAGGCGGTTGGTTTGATTCTAATTTAGTTCGTTTTAGAAAAGGGCTTCCCGAAAAAATTGGTGGATGGTCTAAAGCAACTGCTAATTATTTTCAGTCTACAGGTAGAGCACTCCACGCTTGGGTAGCTTTAGACGGAACGAAACTTTTAGGCTTAGGAACAACGTGGAAATATTATATTTTAGATGGAGATAGTTTTTCAGACATCACTCCAATCCGCTCAACTGATTTAAACGTTACAACTTTTTCCGCTACTGATGGTAGTGCGGTTATTACAGCTACAGATACAAACCATGGAGCAAGTATCGATGATTTTGTAACTATTAGTAGTGCTGTATCTTTAGGCGGTAATATTACCGCTACTGTTTTAAATCAAGAGCATCAAATAACTTCTGTTCCATCGGCTAACACCTATACGTTTACCGCCTCGGCTACAGCAAATTCTAGTGATACTGGAAATGGTGGAAGTTCTACCGATGCTGCTTATCAAATAAACACTGGTTTGGATGTTTATGTTCAATCAACGGGTTGGGGAGCAGGACTTTGGGGAGCTGGAGCTTTTGGGTCAACTACAACGCTTAGTTTTAATAATCAATTACGTTTATGGTCACACGATAATTTTGGTGAAGATTTAATAATAAACCCGAGAGCAGGTTCTGTTTATTACTGGGATAAAACAAACGGAACAGAAACTCGAGCAGTAGCTCTTTCAGATTTAGCAGGTGCAAATCTTCCTCCTACTTTAGCTTTACAGGTAATGGTTTCTGATATTGACCGACACGTGATTTGTTTTGGTGCTGATCCTTTAAATACTGGAGAAACAGCTAGAACAGGAGCTATCGATCCTATGTTTATTGCTTGGAGTGACCAAGAAAATGCTGTTCAATGGGAACCTTTATCTACAAACACAGCAGGTTCTTTTAGGTTATCAGCAGGATCATCTATCGTAGGAGCCATACGTGCTAAACAAGAAATTTTAGTTTGGACGGACACTTCCCTATACTCTATGACTTTTATAGGTCAGCCTTTTACTTTTAGTTTAAATTTAGTTAATGAAGGAGTGGGGTTAGTTAGCCCCAACGCTATGGTTAACACTCCTAAAGGAATTTTTTGGATGGATAAAAAAGGTTTTTATACTTATACAGGAGCCACCCAAGATATTCCTTGTAGTGTACAAGCTTATGTTTTTAGTGATTTAAATGAAAGTCAAAGTTATCAGATTTTTGGTTTTGTAAATAAAGCTTTCGATGAGGTTGGGTGGTTTTATTGTAGCAGTGGTTCGAATACTCTTAATAAATACGTAGTTTTCAATTATGAAGAACAGGTTTGGACTATAGGAACTTTAACCAGAACATGTTGGATAGACGAAGGTATTTTTAGTACACCTAAAGCAACAAGTTCTTCTTCAGATATAGGCTATCTTTATGACCACGAAACAGGTAATGATAATGATGGTTCTCCTATGACGAACGTATTTATTGAATCCAGTGATTTTGATATTGATCCAGGAGGAGAAGATTTTCAATTTATTAGTAGAATTATTCCTGATATACAGTTTACAGGAAGTGGTTCAACTGGAAGTGGAGGACAAAGCGTTAATGTTGTTTTAAAACGTAGGAATTTTCCTGGAGAAAGTTTAACAACAGCAGTAACTAGTGTTTGTGATTCAGCAACAACTAAAATTGATACGAGAGTTAGAGGCAGACAAGCTGTTTTACGAGTAGAATCAGATGATGATGGAGCACCAGGAAGTACAGAAGGCGTAGGGTTTAGAGTAGGAGCTATGCGATTAAACTTCAGACCTGATGGTAGACGGTAATGGGTAAATTATTAGAAACTAAATTACCTATTTCTATTGGCGAAGTTTCTTCAGATACTTTTAATCGTTTAGTAAGGGTTTTAGAATTAAGTTTAAACAGGGTTGACGTAGATTCCACACTATCAGTAAACGAAACTCAGCGTAATGAAAATAAATTTAATAATGGTGATATTATATGGAATCTTTCCACTAACCAATTACAACTATGGAATGGTCAAACGTGGGTAGATTTATATTCTGGCAACGAAAAAGGAATTCAAGCAGTAGGACAGATAGGCAATATAACTGTAGCTACTGGGGGAGCTACTTCAATAGAATTAGGAATAAATTAAGTATGAATATTAATAAATTAAGAGAAGAGTTAGAGTTTGATGAAGGGTGTATATACGAAATTTATAATGATCATTTGGGTTATCCCACTTTTGGTATTGGTCACCTTGTACTTGAAAGCGATCCCGAACACGGAGAACCAGTTGGAACCCCAGTATCAAAGGAACGAGTTATCGAATGTTTTGAAAAAGATATAGAGTCTGTGTTTGCTGATTTAGAAAGAAATATGCCTTGGGCTTCTAATCAGCCTGAAGATATAAAACGTGTATTAGCTAATATGTGTTTTAATTTAGGTATTACAAGGTTGTTAAAGTTTCAAAAGTTTTTAACTGCGATAGAAAAACAGGATTGGAATACTGCTGCAGTTGAGATGATGGATAGTCGTTGGGCTACACAAGTAGGACCTCGTGCGACTAGGTTAAGAGATAGAGTATTAAAAGGAGGATTATAATGCCAAAAGTAGGAACAAAAAAATTTTCATACACCGCTAAAGGGAAAGCAGCAGCAAAAGCTTATGCTAAGAAAATGAAAAAGAAAAAGGGAAAAAGTAGTGCCAAGAAAAAGTAAAACCCACAAGACTAAAGATGGTCGAACAGCTAAAAAAGGTTTATATTACAATATAAACAAAAAACGTAAAGAAGGCAGAAAAATGCGAAAGAAAGGAGCTAAAGGTGCTCCGACTGCAGCAGCCTTTAAACGTTCCGCTAAGACCGCTAAGAAGCTTAAAAAGAAAAAGTAATGGCTAAGGCTAAGAAACGCAAAGAAAAGTCTATACGACGTACTACGAAGGGTAAGGGAGCTAATTTCCGATCTACTAAGTCTGGTGCGGGTATGACTAAGAAAGGCGTAGCGGCTTATCGACGTAAAAATCCTGGATCAAAACTAAAAACAGCGGTTACAGGTAAAGTTAAAAAAGGTAGTAAAGCAGCAAAAAGACGTAAATCATTTTGTGCTAGATCAAAAGGTTGGAAAGGTGAACGAGGTAAAGCGGCTAGAAGAAGATGGAAATGTTAGATGTATGAATATAGTTGTAGGGTTAACAAAGTGGTTGATGGCGATACCATTGACGTTACTCTTGATCTTGGTTTTGATATATTGCATAAGTGTAGAGTACGCTTATACGGTATTGACACGCCTGAAAGCAGAACCCGAGACAAAGACGAAAAAGCTAGAGGTAAATTAGCCTCTAAGTTCTTACAAGACGCAATAAACAATGGTAAAAAAATTGTTTTACAATCTAAACTAAAAGATTCTAAAGGTAAATATGGACGTGTTTTAGGGGCTGTTATTGTAGACGGTGTAGACATTAACGAAAAAATGGTATTAAACTTTCTTGCAGTTAGGTATCATGGTCAAAACAAAGAAGACGTTGAAGCAGAGCATATGGAAAACAGACGCAAGTTAATAGAATTAGGAGAGTTTGTTCCAGTAGAAACGGAGAAATAAAATGAATAACGACGGTAGATTTGGTGGAGATATGGATCGTAATGAAGTTGAGATGGATCTCAATAAGTTCATGGCGATGATACAAGAAATATCTGATCTTAAAGATAAAATAAGAGATTTAGAAGCTGATGATAAAATAAACCCACATCAAAAATGGATTCATTTAGCTAAAGCGGTAGACTCATGGCGTATTTTCCCTAGAGCTTTTTTAACTGTTTATATTGTTTTATTGTATAAATGTACTATTTGGTTTATGGAACTTCCTGAACCTAGTTTTGAACAATCAGGTCTTATTTCTATTGTAGTAGGTGCGGGTGCCGCATGGTTTGGTTTATATGCTGGTACAACAGGTAGTAGTAAACAGTTTAAAGGTGAAGATTCTTGAATAAAAAAGAAGAAGAACAACACGACAAAATTTTTTCGTGTGTTGGAATTTTGTTTTTAATAACCGTTGTAATTGGTTTATCTATAAACGTAAACGCTCAATCTAGCCAACAATCTGGTACCGCTTGTGTTAATGGTTCTCAATACTGTGAAAACAATAGTTTAGACACTACCAACACAACGACAACGACTAACACAAATACCAATACGAACACCAACACGAACACCAATACGAACACGAACACGAACAATAATACCAACACGAACAACAACCTTAATACTAATACAACAACGAGTACAGCAACAAACACAAATTCAAATACCAATGTCAACACCAATACGAACAATAATGTAAACACTTCAACAGCGACTTCGACTTCAAACAACACCAACACAAACAATAACGTTAACACTTCGACTTCTAATTCAACGGTAAATTCAACAGTTAATCAAAACGTTAATAATACAAATAATTCAACTTCAACATCGAATAATACGAACACTAACACTAACGTAAATCAATCAACTTCAGATTCGAACGTTACTACAGACAATACCAACACAAACAATAATAATTCAAAGTCTGATAATACGAATCGAAACATAAACGAATCGAACAGTACGCAAACGATTAACCAAAACGTAAAAAGCGAAGCCCCTCCTGCGTCTGCGATAGCTCCTAGTATCATGTCTTACTCACAAGACCTCTGTACAACAGGTGTCTCAGGAGCTTTTCAAGGACAGGTGTTTGGTTTATCTGGTGGTAAAACTATTGTTGATGAAAACTGTGAAAGGTTAAAACTATCTAAGTATCTATACGATATGGGAATGAAAGTAGCATCGGTTGCATTACTCTGTCAAGACGAAAGAGTATTTAAAGCTATGTCGATGGCTGGTACGCCTTGTCCGTATAACGGTAAAATTGGTAAAGAAGCTACCGTAGCGTGGGAAGAAAACCCACAAAAAAGACCTGATAAAGATGACGCTTTAGAAGATTATATTGCTCAATGTACACATGAAGCTAACCCCAAGAGAGACAAGATTAATAAAGATGTTGTAGGTTTAGTTAAAAAAACGTATACACGGAAAACTAAAACAGCTAAACAATGCAAAAAAGAGTTTTATTCTACGCATTAGGGTGTTTAGTTAGTTTTAATGTATTGGGACAGTATACATACGAAGCTAATCAAGACCTTTATGATCTTAATGCTAATGCTAATAACTTTAACGGTGAATTAGCATACGAGGTATCTGATGATGGAATTAGTCCTGCGATTGACCTTTCTTTTAATTTTACTTTTTATGGCTCTACGTTTAGCCAAGCAAGAATGGCAACGAATGGATGTCTCCATTTTGGTAATAGTGGGAGCTATTGTAATGACTATACTCCTGACCCTATTAACGGACAGCACACTTATACCATATACCCTTTCTGGACTGATCTCATAAGAGATAGCGATTCTCGTATGAAGTCTTGGGGAGACTCAAGTAAGATGATTTTTGGTTGGTATAACCTTCGAGAATACAATAGAGCATCTGATAATAGTTTTGAAATTATACTTTGGAATAATAATTCTTTCGATTTACGATACGGAGAACTAGATATTATTAATCATGATGTTCTTATAGGTGAGGTTGGGGCTAATAAAGACAATTCATACACTTATTACTATCATGATGAGTGCAATACTGGCTCAACCAACACTTCTAGTTGTTACAACTATGATTGGAATAACTCTGATAAAAATACAAACTTAGAAAATGGTGGTTCTTTATTTGGCTGGGGGTCTGGTAGTGGGCTTGATTGTAGCAACCCTTTGAATGATGCTACTTGTCCAGGTTATGATGATGCCTATCAAACTCAACAATGTGATATAGACCAGCTATACTCTGAATCTTGTTCTGGATATGCTCAAGCTTATCAAACTCAACAATGTGATATTGATCAACTGTATTCAGAGTCTTGTTCTGGATATGCTCAAGCTTATCAAACTCAACAATGTGATATTGATCAACTTTATTCTGAAGAATGTCCATATTATGCAGAAACTTATTTATCTCAACAATGCGATATAACTGATCTTTATAGTGAATCATGTCCTAACTATTGGGATGCATACGATGACCAGCAATGTGAAGAGGATCCGCAATATGCTCCTTTTTGTGCAGGGTATAGACAAGAAGAATCAGTAGCTTTTTTTGACGATACTAACGTAGATTACGGTTATGAAGAAGAAATGTTTCCATCTTATGAACAATTTGATAGTTATGAACCTGAAGAAGTTGTTATATTTTTTGATCCTGAACCTTTACCCTTTATCGATACTTTTAGTCCCCTTCATGACGAACCTCTCCATCAAGACGAAGTATTAATAGATGAGTTTATATTCCAAGAAACATTTTTAGTAGAGGATTATAATGAACCTGAAACATTTATTGAATTTGATAACGTAGAAGAACTGGAAGAGTGGTTTGAAGAAGAAATTAATGAACGTTTTGAAGAAAGAATTGAAGAAGAATTTGCTGATCTTGCTGAGCCTGAAGAAGAATTTATTGAAGAAATTTTCGAGGAAGAAGCCGTAGAAGAAGTGTTTGAAGCGATTGAAGAACGCATAACAGAAGCGGAAATAGAGGAAGAAAGAATCGAAAGAGAAGAAGTTTTTGAAGAAGAGTTTGAAATAGCTGAACGAGAAAATACTAGAGGCAAAAGTTCAATTAGTAGAGACATAGCTTTACGAGTTGTTTCTTCGACCATAGCTACAGCTACACAAAGTGTAAGTGGAACAACCGCAGGTAATAGTATTCATGCTACAGGTAATAGTGCGGTTTCTGGTAATGTTGTAAGTAATAGTTCTACAGGAGCTTCGTCGGGTAACGCAGGAATAAGTACGAGTAGTTCTCCAAGTATGTCAGACCAGTTTGCTTCAGCTACCGTACAAACAAATCAAGTATTGGATATGAGTTCTATGTCTGTTTCTAGTTCTTCTACTAGTGATTCTATGAATGCAACCGATGTTAATACTTCGGTTGTTGTTGCTAACGTAAATACTAATACAGTTCAAGATCAGATAGATACTTCGATTAGTTCTATGAGTACATCTTCTGACACAGATACTACAGTAGAAGATGTAATAGCACAAAATTTACAAACAGCACAAGAAGAAGTAGAAGCTCAACAAGAAGAAACAGGTGAATATGGTTCAGAAGATACGATTATTGCATATATGGGTTTTGTTCCTGGATTTAATACTTACGAGAAAGTTTTAATGGTAGATCAAGATCAATGGTATACGTCTAGAACCATCTATACTGAGACGATGCCTGATAATATAAACGCTTTTTATGGACTAGCGGGTAGTAATATAAGCAAAATGAACGATATAATAAATTCACAACCACCTTTATAGGAGAATTACTATGGATTGGTTTCAAAATAAAACAACACAAATAATAGCTCTTGTAGGTATTGTTTCAACTCTTGCAGGGTTCGGCTACACAGGTGCGACCTACGTTAATAGAGTAGAAAACCTAGAAGCTAAGATAGGCGGTATCGGAGATACTGAAGACGCTCAAAAGATTATTGAAGAACGTTTCGCGGCTATCGAAACATCTGTACAGTTTTTAGAAAAAAGTATTGATGGTATAGCTGTTCCAGATGTTACTGAAATTAAAACGGATATAGCTACGATTAAAGCTGATTTAGAAAGCTTAGATGATAACTTACGTAAAGTAGAAACTAAATTAGATAAAAAAGACGATAATCCATTAAACGGATAATGAAAGTTTTTATTACAGAGTTCCTACACGATGGACTTTTTTACGAAGGTCCTAATATTGTAGCAGAATCATTTGAAGCCGCAGAAGAAACTGCGGAGTTATATTCGGTAAATGTAGTCGGTATGCTTGATGTAATCATCACTGATCACAACGAAGATGAGTATAAAAGGGTTTTACATTAACCCTTTCTTTGATATATAATCAAAGTTCAGCCATTGTGCTGCAGTTTACGGGGTGAGCTATAACTCGCAAAACGTTTATATACGCTGAGGAAACAATGGTTGGAGTTGATAAAAAGACATACAAAAAGAATAAAGGTCGTCGTTCTGACTTCGTAATTTATTCATCTAAAGGCAAGAAAACAAAAGCTAGGAGTAGGTTCTAATGAGTCTTAATGCTTTAAAAACAGTGCCTAACTTTTCTGATCAAGAAATTTCTGAGTTTATAAATTACAAACAAAATTTACAAGAATTCACTACTAAAGTATCTAAGTTTCAAAAACTTTTAGATAAGTTGTGTAAAGACACAGGACAAGACAGTAACTTAGCTTCGTTAAAAGGCGAAACGGAAGGAGCTGTTACTCATGATTTTGCAGACGGACAATACATTAGAACGATTGTTATGCCAAAAGGGTTAACTTTAGTTAGTAAAATTCATAACAAAAATCATCCGTTTTTTATTATGCAAGGTGAATGTTCTATTTATACTGAAAAAGGATTAGAACGTGTAAAAGCTCCTCATAACGGAATCACTTTAGCAGGTACACAAAGATTAATGTTTATTCATGAAGAATGTACTTTTATAACGGTCCATAGAACAGATTGTTTAACTCCAGAAGAAGTGATAAAAGAAGTAACTATAGAAAATTTATCAGAAAGTTCTTTAGAAGGTTTTGATTTAAAACAAATAGATAACTTAGTAAATAAGTTTGAGGTGTTTTCATGAGTATGATAAAAACTGCGATAATTACCATAGGAGGTAATCTTCTTGCAGGTAAAATAGCTCGTAATACTGCAAACGATCCTAAAGCCGCTATTGGTAGCGGTACAGCACCTGCATTACAACCTGGAGGAGATATTCAAGTTACTCCTGTTGAAGGAAGTGATGTACAAGATTTTGGTGATTTCGAAAGTGAAAACATGGCTATGTCTGATGAAATGACAGAACAAGAAAAACTATTATTGATGTTACAACAATCAGGTTTTGATGCAGATGGGTTAGCTTCATTAGCTTTTGGTGGACCTGTTCAGTATAGAGCTAACGGTTTTGGAATTACAAATTTATTAGACTCTGATGGTTTAAAACAATTTGAAGAACTCCAAGCTATGATTGCAAAAATGTCAGGTAGACCTTCTAAACCAGAGCCTCGTCCAGACTCAGGCGTAGATTTTGAATCAGGAATTATAGAAAACCCACCGCTTGAAGATATAATGGAAAATCAGATAGTTAATAACGATACAACAAAATCTGAAATATTAGCGGGAATCGATCCTGAAATAAGACAAGAACAAACAATGATGCAAGAAATATCTAACTACGCAGGAGAAAACCCTGAAATGTTTAATGCAGGAATTGGTGCAATTACTAAAGTATTAAGTGCGGCTCTTTCTGACGCTCCTGAACGTAAAGGTAGTATCGTTAGTACACAAACACTTCCAGGAAATTCAGCACGTAGAAGATCAGCACAAATGAATATACAACCGATTGGTGGTTCTAAAATTACTTTTGCTAACCAAGGTAAAGCCTTACAAAGACCGATGTTCATGCCTCACGGAGGACAGATGCGAGGTCCAGGAGGTCCTAAAGATGACCTTATACCTGTAATGGCAAGTAACGGTGAATATATGCTTTCTAAAGCCGCAGTTGATGCTGCAGGTGGTGGTAGTCATGCTAAAGGTTTAGCTCGTTTAGACGCGTTTAATAAAATGGGTAATCAAAGATACGGATAATTTATGGCAACTAGAGAAGAACAAGAATATTCAAGTCAAGCCCCCGCGGGTTACGTAGGTGATTTTTTACAACAAGGTATTTTCCCGTATGCTCAACAATTCTTAAGAGATCAATTTAGTAATTTAGGACAAGCTGATTCAAGTCCGTTTACTTATACAGGTCCACGAGTAGCTCAATTTGATCCTAGAGAAAGATATGCAATGAATCTTGCAGATTCAGCTATTGGTAGTTATAGACCCTATTTAGGAGCACAAGCGGGGTTATTAGACGAAGCTTCAGGTTTAACACGTAGAGCTACGGGTAGAGGAACCGATGAAATATCTCGAGGATTAACTACAGGTAGACAGTTAAGTGGACAAGCTTCCGATATAACAAGAGGAGCTACTTTTGATCAATCAGGTAGAGCCGATATACAAAACGCTCAATTTACACAACCAGGATTAGCTGATTTTAGATCATCACTCCCCAGTTTTAATGAAGCTTCAGCAATGACTAGAGCGGGAGCACCTAACTTAGATTTAGCTAGGTTTGAAACAGCTTCAGCAAGACCAGATTTTAGAGGTGCAAGAACAGGTTTAGCGGGTTCAGCAGCAGAACTTGCAGGAGCAAGACCAGATTACGGTGAAGCGAGAGGAGCTTTAGGTAGAGCAGAAATGAGTGGGTATGGTTCTACTCGAGCTTTTAATCCTAGTAATGTTAGTAGTTTTTACAATCCTTTTGAAGATGCAGTCGTAGAACAAACTTTAGCAGATGTTAGAGAGGGATTAGCTAAAGGCGATATGGGTCTTAGAGATGAAGCAGTTAGTAGTGGGGCTTTTGGCGGTGCACGATCTAGAATGAGACGTGGTGAACTTGCTGAAAATACAGCAAGGGGAGCAGCAGAAGCAGTAGCAGGAATACGTTCAGGAGGTTTTGAAGGTGCTAGAAATGCAGCACAACAAGCATTTGAATCACAACAAGCAAGACAAGCAGGTTTAGCAGGATTACAATCAGGATTAGCAGGTATAGAAGGAGGCTTCTCAGGACAACAAGCACAAACAGCTTTAGGTAGAGCACAACAATTAGGTTCGTTAGCAGGTCAAGAAGCAGGTTTTGCAGAACAAGAAGGTTCTGCAGCATTGGCTAGAGGAAGACAGTTTGGAGATCTTTCAACAACAGAAGCTCAAAATACGTTAGCAAGAGCGGCACAGTTAGGAAGTTTTGAAGCACAACAAGCACAAGCTAAATTAGCCCGAGGAGAAGCTTTAAATCAATCAGAGATGAACGCTATTAACGTAGCTATGCAAAGAGGGCAAGCTTTAAATCAATTAGATCAACAAGCTTTTCAAAATCAAATGCAAAGAGGACAACAATTAGGTGCTCTTGGTCAACAACAATTTAACATGGGGTTACAAGGCGGTCAAGGTATCGCAGGACTAGGTCAACAAGCAGCACAAGGATTAGGTGCTCTTGGTCAACAGTACAGCGGCATGGCTTCTTTATTACCACAGCTACAACAAAACGATATTAACCAACAATTAGCATTAGGTGGGTTAGGTAGAGGTAGGCAACAATCCCTTATGGATCTTAATTATCAAAACTTTGTGGGTCAATACAACTTACCGATGCAAACTTTACAAAACGTTGGTTCGCTTACCGCGGCTCTTGGACCGTTAGCAGGTGGTTATGGTTACGCAGGTGCAGCACCTGCGTATAATTCAAACTATTACCCAAACATAGGGACTATTCCTAATCCGTATCTTCCTCCTGTAAATAATCCTGGAACTACACCTCCTGGAACTACACCTCCTGGAACTACACCTCCTGGAACTACACCTCCTGGAACTACACCTCCTGGTGGACCTTATCCTCCTGGTGGACCTTATCCTCCTGGAACTACACCTCCTGGTGGACCTTATGTTCCATTTGATCCCACAGGTCCTATTCAAAGGTTTGCTGGTGGTGGAGGAATCGGTCTTCCAGGACTGTATAATAGGTATAGAAGATAATGGCTTTACCGTTTATAGGTCCCGCATCTCTTAATCCACAACAAGGTGGTGGTGGGGGAATAACGACTATTAAAATGAATCCTGCGGCTGTTAAATTTCCTACAGCACGTAGACAAGCTCCACGAAGATCAGTAGAGCCAACGACTAAAGAAAAACTAGCACCACTAGCACCTTTTTTAGTCGGTGGTATTATGGATATGTTTCAAGGAAAACCTGAAACATTAACAGACGAACAATATTTACAAAATTTAGGAGCTGATCCTGAAAATATAACCGATGTAGAACAAGCTTCGTTAGACGCATATAAACTATTTGGACCACGAGCAGAAGCTAATACTTTCGGATTAGATGAAATAGCTAATATTGTAGCTAGTTCTCAAATGGGTAGAGGAGCAAAAGATTACGCAAGTACTTATGTGGCTATGCGTAAAGCCGACGCTACTAAAGATGCTCAAACAGAAACAACAAGAGCTGCTTTCATTAAAAATCAATTAGATACTGGAACTGCTGCATTTTTAAATTTACAAGATTCAGACTCTGCTAAAGTAGGAATTGTTGATATCCGTCCAGGATTTGTAAAAAGCAAAGGACCACAAGCAGGGGTTGCTTTTATAAATGATCCTGAACACCCTGATGCAGATGAGAATGGTTTTAGACCCGCAGGACCTAATTGGGTTGATCCTGCTAAACTAGACTCAGGCTCGGGCAGTGGGTTAGATATATTTCAAAATCCTAACTATAAAGCTTTGGTAGAAACTAATAAAACACTAACTGCTAGAGATCAAGCGGTTGTAAGTTTTTTAAACGTAGCTGATTCAACGATTGAAATGTTACAAGAAGGTATTAAAGATCCAACTAAAGCAGGTACAACTACAGCTTCTGCTTTAATGAATATAGGTGCTAGTGCTTTAGTTAATTTTGATGTAATAGCTGCAACAATAGGTGGTAGTGATGGGGTTTTAGGAGCTTTTAGTACTGATAATACTGGTGGTACATTACTCGGTAATGGTAATAATGCTAAACAACTTTATTTAGCTATTAAATCAGGTGACGAAGATCAAATTAATCAAGCTACCCTTGATTTTGAAAACTCAACTGGAGTAAGTTTAAGGGATATTATAGGCGAAGCTTCTTACAATAACACAGCAACTCGTGCAAACTTTTTACAAATGGCTTATATGGCTGCTGCGGCAAACGGACAGACAGGTAGAACGTTATCAGATAAAGATTTAGCTTATCATTTACAAATTGTTGGGTTTGGTAGTTCTCAAGTTCCTCAAACATTAAACGATAATTTACTTCGTTATGGAGATCAATTAGTACGAGGATTAGATTCTGAAACACAAGTAGCTATTTCTATTAATGGTATGCCTAGATACGATATGATGGATCCGAGTTATCAATCGATTGTTCAAATGTATTATAATCCTATGGTCAAGCCTAATGTAGAGGGTAAAGATACCGCTCAATGGTTAGATTATAATTCTTATACATATAAACCTTTTTTCCAAAGATATGGAAGTAATCCTCAGTTACAAAAATGGCAACAACACGAAGCAAAATTCTACGATAGAAAAAATCAAAAAACAGCCGTCCGTCCTGGAGACCCAATAGATCCTAATAAAGAATATAGTTTCGAAATACAAAAAATAAGAGACTTAACTCAGTAAGGTATGGATGTTACACAAGCACAATACGACTCTTTTATTGAGCAAAGGAACGAAGCGGCAAAAGCATTAGGCACACAAGCTCTTACTAATAACCCAAACGTTACCTACGGACAGGTGCTTTCTCCCCAAGAATTACAATCAGCAGCTATTATCTTTAGTCCTGAACTTAATGCTCGTGCTAATGAAATATTTGATCAAGATATATTAAATCAAATAGAAGCTTCTGTTGATTTCGAAAATCGAGTAAAACCCTATAACAGAGCTCCGATCGAATACGATATGTATGAGCGTCATCCTGAATATATGAAACAAGTTGATTATTTTAATTCACCTGAAGGTCAATCAAGAAGTTTAGACGCTAAAGTTAGAGGTAATTATCCTGATGACTATAAACCATTCGAGCCTCAAGCTCCTTTCGGTATTGAAAAAGCTAAAGAGATTGCCGCATTTGGTTTTGATCCTGCTAAAGAAATAACTTTCGATAATTTTGGCGATCAAGCAGGGTTTAGAACTAAAATAGGTTTAGCTCCGCGTAATTTAACAAAAGAAGATATTGAATTTATCGGTAATCAATATGGTTTAGACGGAACTTATCGATATATAAATCCTAGTAAGCCTTCATTAGGGTTAGTTTATAAAGCAAAAGGTTCTGATGAAGAACAGTTAGTAAACACGCCTTATATTACAGCTGAAGATACATACAAGTTTTTAATAAACGAAGTTCCTGCGATTGCAGGAGATATTGCTCTTACAGTTTATGGAGCTAAAAAGTTTGAACCTTTATTAAGAGGAGCAGCTACCAAAGATCCAGGAGTTATTCGACGAGCAGGTCAAGTTTTAGGTATTTCAGGTCTGTCAGCAGTTGGTGCGGCAGGTGGAGACTTTTTAAGACTAACTGCAGGACAAGTAGCAGGAGCTCACGATAGAGATTTTATGGATATTTTAAAAGAATCAGGAATGATTGGTTCTTTAGCTTTTGCAGGTACTGCTGCGATTAGTACAGCAGTTAATATTGTTCCTAAAATATGGAGAAATATAACAGGAAAAGATGTTCCGCCTGAGTTTTTCGAAAAAATAGATGATTTGATGAAACAAGCAAGAGCTTCTGAAGGTGGTGTTGTTTCTACGGATGGTGTTTTATACGGTAATGCTGGATCTGTTCAAGAAATACAAGAAGCAATAGTAGAACTAGCTAATCGTACAGGTGCGGAACTTAAAGCATATAACCCTACATTAGCTTCAGCAACAGGGAGTATAGAAGCCGCTGATTTAGAAACTATTTTCTTAAAGAATGCTGACTCACCTGAACTTGCTGCTTTATATCAACAAATTAAAAACGGAAATCAAGAAATAATCGATCGTTTTATTGTAGCTTTGAATGAAGAAGTAGGACCTGATTTAGCAACGTCTGCTGTTACAGGTGCAACAACAAGTCAAAGTATACGTAATTTAGTAGAACAAGATGTTTTAGCTTTTGAAGAAAATTCAAGAGCCGCTGTTACTAATATGCGTAATAATTTAATCGGTGCTGAAGATCCCGCAGTCGCAGGTCAAACATTACTTAAACAAGTAGATGACGCAAAAGCAGGGGAAGGAATGTTTCCTCGTACACGTACACGTTTAAATGAGATAAGAGAAAATTATATAAAACCTTTTAATCAAGCTTGGTCAGACGCGTTAAACAACCCACTGTACACAGACTTAACTACAGGTGCGGGATATACAAGAGCTCCTGCTACAGCTTGGTCTAAATCTACTAAAAAAGGTTCTGATCAATTATTACGTAGTTTAGATTCTAAAGAATCAAAAGATATTTTGATGCAAATGTTAGGCACAGAAGGGGGTGCAGTTTTAAAAAGACTACAAGGATTAGGTAAAGAAGGTTTTGAAAATCCTAATTTTACATTACAAGAATTAAACAATGCTCGTGTAGTTTTAAATGATTTTGCTAGTAACAATCCTAACTTAAAAGGAGCTGTCGGGTTTGCTAGAAACTTAGAACGTGGTATAGAAAAACAGATAAATTCTTTAATAGATGAGGGAGCAAAAGCTCAGATGGAAGCTCAAGGCATAAAAGTAACTAAAAAATCTTTACGTGAATATAAACAAAACACAGGTTACGGAGAAGATTTAAAAGGTGCTTGGTCTAATCAAAAAGAAGCAATTCAATTAAGTAATTCAGAAATATTTAGAAGTTTAAATCAACAACAGCCTGAAAAAGTTGTAGATTTTTTATTAGGTTCGAGCACGTCAGGCAGTAACGTTAATACTCGAGTTGGTCAATTAATGAAAGTTTTACGTGAAGAAGGTTCTGATGAAGTATTAGATATACAAAAAGGTATCGCTACTTATGTTCAACGTAATATTTTAGACCAAGCAGATAAAACACCTTTACAAATTACTAAAGATTATCGTGAATTTATGAAATTACATAGAGGTACGTTAAAAGAAATATTTGGTGATAATTATAAAATGTTTGATTTTAGTCCTAAACAGTTCGAGAAAAACGTTATTCAACAATTACAAAAGAATGAAGATACGATTCAGTTTTTACGTGCAAGGTTTGGTAGTGCGAACAACCCTAACCCGAGTGCTGCAAACGTTGTAGAGTTGTTATTAGAAACAGGTAAAACACAAAAACTTTCAGGACAAATATTAGAAGATCAAAAATATTTGATGAATTTAATAAAAGATAACCCTGAATTAAAAGAACAAGTTGCGGCAGTTACGAAACGTTATATAAATCAATCAATATTAAAACCTAAACAAGGTGTTGCAGGTGGAGTAGAAGTTGATCCCGTTGCTTTAAATAGATTAATTACAGAAGGATTTGGACCACAAGATGTTACTGGACCTGTATTAACTTTTGATAATTTTATTACACCTTTATTAGGAAAAGAAGGTAAAGAATATATCAAATTATTTAAAACTTTTAACAATTTAGTACAACGAGAAATAGGACCTGCTACTTCATCAGCAGCAGAACAATCTATATTACGAGAAGCTCCTGCTACTAAAATTGAATATATTAAGAAATTTGTTATCCCACCACTCACACAGTTTGGTAGACGAGTTAACGCGGCAGAAAAACGAACTAATGAAGCTAGTCGAAGGTTTATTGGTGAAATGTTATTAGACCCTGACTTGTTTAGAATGACTATGAATTACGCAGATGGTCGAGTAAAAGCACAAAACTTTATAAGATTTTTAACTTCATACGGAACAGTCGCTACACAAGATTTGGCTAATGATTTAGAAGATTATGATACAGGAACAAAAACACAACCGTCCCGTAGGGCAACAACACAAACTGTAGATGATGTTGTAGATAGAGCAGTAGGAGCATTTCAATAATGGCAGTAAATAGATTTAATAACAATATGTTTCAATTCGAAGATTTCGATATGTCAGGAATTATGAGTCCTGAACTTGTTGATGTTATGGAAATGCGTAAAGAAGCGAATCTTGCTAGAGGTAATGCAACGGATCAATACGAAGCTGACGTTGCTGATTTTAAAAATATACAAGCAACTGAAGCAGAACAAGGGATAGCTTCGTTACCTAATGCACCTTTTATACCTAATATACCAACATTACCTAATATACCTAATATCGATTATACAAATCTTGATCCTACAATATTTGGTATACCTTTTACTCCCCCTGATATTAATTTTGAAGATATAGATATTTCAGAAATTTTACCCGATATTAATTTTGAAGATATTCCAATAAACCTACCCGATATTCCAACGATTCCAACGATTCCACCCGATATTAATTTTGAAGATATAGATATTAATTTTGACGATATTCCAATAAATATACCCGATATTCCAGAAGAAGTTGTAACTAATCCTTATGAAGAAGTATTTGATACGACTACATCTGATGTAGATATTCCTGTATCAGATAACCTCCTTACCGACCCTGAAACAGGCGGTGATTTAGTTTTAGTAGTGGGAACACCAGATAATCCTGGACCAGGAGTCGTGGTTAGAGATCCTGAAACAGGAGATTTACCTCCAGGATTTACTGATGAAGGACCCGTTTACCCTCCAGGAACAACACCACCAGAAATTTATACACCACCACCTCCGCCACCTCCGCCACCTCCAAAAAATCCATACACGGGGCGGGATGTTGTAAACCCTTACACACCATACGAATTACCTATGAGTAATCCTTCAGCAGGATACACTCCTCCAATGGATCCAAGTTTATTTGGTAGTACTCCAGGATTTGAAGATGACCCTATACCAAAACCTCCTGGTATGAAATTTGGCGGTCGAGTACCTATGGGGAATAATAATATGTTAAATAGTGGGCTATCAAGGTTGCCCTTAAATCAACAAAACGATACACTTACTCAAGTGTTCCAATCAGGCTTTAGACCACGGAGATAAAATGGCAAACGGAATAGAAGACTTAATGAATATACGAACAACAGGCGGTACACAAAACGTTCCCCCTAGACCTCCTATGCAAGGTGGTTTAGCTTCTATGGGATCAGGACAACCAACAATGCCTCCTGTAGTAGAAGAACAAAGAGCTATGCCTCCGATGGGCGGACAAGAAATGCCTTCTGAACAACCTCAAGAACAAGGAATGTCTATTGAACAAGATGCAGCAATGTTAGCCGAAGCAACAATCGGTAGAACAGGTGGTGATCCTCAAGCAGCAGTCGCTATTTTAGATACAGCTAAAGCCATGTTGATGCAAGGTGGTCAAGAAGAACCTATGATGATGGCAGGTGGTGGTGCATTAAATCCAGGATTACAAGCCTTACAAAAAACAAACCCTGAAGTCGTTGATAAAATTTTAAAAAGAGAAATGGGTGGACCGTTATATGCTGAAGAGGGTATGCCTTTAACAGATACTGAAACGATGAAACAAATGATTATGAATAGTATTAGAGAAAACCCTGTACTAAATAGTGAAGGAGCTTATAATATTACAAGTCCTATGGGGCAAAATGTAAGAACAGCTGTATCTCAGTTAAGTAATGATGTTTTAGGTAGAGATGTTTCTGATAACCGTACTACTTCAGGCAGAGGATTATCCGATAAAGATTTACAAAACTATATGAATATGAATAGCGAAACAGGCAGAACTCTTTCTGAGAAAGATTTACGAAACTATATGAATATGAATTCTGATAATCGTACTCAAGAAGCTGCAAATGCTGCTATTGCGTATCAGATGTCTTTACGTTAATCGATCCAGTCTTTCCACTTTTCATCACCCAGTACTTCTTGTGCTAGGTCAAGTTTATTTCTAAGAGCTTTTACGATCTTTTCATCAACCGTGCCTTTAGCAACTAAATCAATATAGGTAACTTTATTTGTTTGACCTATACGATGAGCCCTATCTTCTGATTGTAAACGTTTTTCTAAATCGTAATTATTAGAATAATAAATCACGGTACTTGCTTCGGTCAGCGTAATACCATAACCACCTGTTTGCACATTACTAATTAAATAGGTAAGGGGTGAGTCAGGATCTTGAAATGATTTAATGATTTGTTGTCTATCTTCATCTAACGTTTCACCGTAGTAAGTTGTTACTGCTTCTGTACCCACGGTATCTTGTAATGTTTTTAAGATACGTTTGATATCGTATTGATAATTAGCCCATATAATAACTTTACCTTGAGTTTCTGCTAATACATCTAATAAACTATCTAAACGATTGCTTTTAATTTCTACTTCATCACCTTGATCGTGTTTAACAAAACCACAAACAACTTGGTGTAGCCTAAGAATCTGTGTTAGAACAGAAGTAACACTTACTAATTCACTAGATTCTAATTGTGCGATAGCATAATCTTTTAATTGTTTATAAACTTTCTTTTGTTCAGGCGTTAGTTCAACTTCTCTGCGTTGATATACTTTATCGGGCAAGTCTAAACATTCTTTCTTTAGCACTCTGTAAGAGAACTCATTTACATTTTCTGTAAGTTCTTCTAAGTTTTGATAACCGACCACCTGTCTAAAAGTTCGTTGTCCCATACTTCTATTAATAACTTTTGCATACCTGTTTTGAAATGAATAGAACGATGAGTAACCTAATAACTGTGTAGATAAGAATGCACTTTGGCTATATAAATCTAACGGTGATTGCGTTACGGGAAAACCTGTAAGGATTCTACGGTACTTGGTATTAAGAGCTAACTTTAATAAGTTCTTAGTTCGTTGTGCTTTAGGGTTCTTAATAGTCGTAGATTCATCAACCGCGATCAGTGCATTGTGAGCGAGTATAAACTTCTCAACAAAAGCTACACCTTTTTTAGTGCTAAAAGCTTCGACATTAATAATTAATATTTTAAGTTCATGCGAAACTTCGAACAACTTCATTAGTTCTGCTTTTTGTTTTACCGTAGGTGCGGGATTCCATACACCAACTTCTCGTTCTACGTGGTCAGGCATATGAGCAGGTATTTCTTTTCCAGACCAGTTCCGATAGACCCCTTTGGGTGCTACAATGATAGCCGCGTTTATCCCACCTTTATCATATAAAAGTGCGATATTGTCTATAAGTACTTTAGATTTACCTGTACCCATTTCCATAAAATAAGCATATTCACGCTTATTCCATGATCTTTTTAATGCCTCAAGCTGATGCTCATAAGGCTTGGTTTTAAACTTATACTGCATATTCTTTCTAATTTCTAGTTCCCATTATATATTACAATTTACTTATAAAAAGCCCCAAACTAAAAAGTTTTCTCATGCCCTCTAATAGAATTAGTAGTTTCTAATAGATTGAATCGTACAATCTAATAGACTGTAACACTCTTAAACACTGGTTTTGTTTAAAAATCTATTAGATTATTACCGATATTAGTAGTTTTCAAAAAGTTTTTCCTATAAACTTTTTTATTCTTAAAACTACTATATAACTAATAGCTTTACTTTGTCGGTATTGCTAGATATTATTTAAGTTCTAGAAATAAGAAAGGAGAAAAAAAAGTGACAGTATATGTCGTACAAGAGATTCCAGGACGTAACATTGCCTCGGCTAGAAGCTATGGTGATTTTCAAGTTCTGTTACCCTCTAACACACAAATTATGTTAAGTGCTGCTCCCTCTGTTCGTAGGATGAAAAAACTCTTACAGGACTTCAAAGAAGGAGATTACTTATTATTAATAGGCGATCCTGCCGCCATTGGCGTAGCGTGTTCTATCGCTGCATTTTATAACCGAGGTAGATATAGTATATTAAAGTGGGATCGACAGGAAAGTTTATACTATCCTGTTGATATCGATCTACATCAGAAAGGAGAAATAGATGAATAAACCAACTTTTGAGGACTTAGTCGGTACGGAATCCGTTGAAGAATGGACGAATGAAGTATCTGACGGAGAACTTAATATTGTTTCTAACTTAGCTAAGAAACAACTTCAACTAGCTAGGCAAGTAGCCACGTTAGAAGAAGATCTCAAAGCTAAGAAAGAAGAACTTCGTTTAACTTCGGAGCAAGAACTACCTGACGCGATGCAAGCAGCAGGTCTTAATCAAATAGTACTTAGTACTGGAGAGAAAATCTCTATTAATGAGTTCTATAACGCTCACATATCGAAGGCAAACCAAGAAGTAGCATATCAGTGGTTAGTAGAAAACGGTCACGAAGGACTTATAAAGAACGAGGTTCTTTTAAAGTTCGGACGTGAGGAAAGCACAGTCGTAGACGAAACTGTTTCGGCTCTGCAATCTAGAGGTCTATCACCAGAAGTGCGACAGAGTGTTCATCCGAGTACATTAAAAGCTTTTGTAAAAGAGCAGTTTACTTCGGGTAACGATATACCAACCGAACCATTTGGTATCTATATAGGTACTAAAGCAACCATTAAAAAGGATTAATTATGACAGATAAAAAAGATATAGCTGAAACATCTAATACCGCTATCAGCACTTTTGACGATACTTTATTGTCAGGCGGTACAGGACTAGAAGAAACAACTACAGAGGATTTTGCGATCCCCTTTATAAGAGTTCTTCAACCCATGTCACCACAACTACAAAAACAACACGGTAGTTATGTACAAGGTGCGAGTGCAGGTGATCTGTATAACACTGTAACAGGTGAAGCCCACGACGGAGAAAAAGGAATATTAATTGTTCCGTGTGCTTATAACAAAAAGTACATCGAATGGATTCCTAGAGAGAAAGGTGGTGGTTTAGTAAACGCTAACCATGACATTTCTATCTTATCTAAATGTACTAAAGATCCTGAAACTAGACGGTCATATACGCCAGACGGTAACGAGATTGTAGAAACTGCACAGTTTTTCGTTTTAGTATTAGAAGGTGGTTCTCCACAACAGGCTGTAGTAACGTTTACTTCTACACAATTAGGTGTAGCTAGAAAATGGTTAACGATGTTAAGAATGGCTAGAGTAGAAAACAGTAAAGGTGAGTCTGTAGAAGCACCAATGTTTGCTTATACTTATAGACTTACTACAACTACACAGTCTAACGATAAAGGTAGTTGGAACGGATATTCTGTTAACCAAGAAGGTGCTACAGAGATGCCTATTGCAATGATGGCTAAAGACTTTATGTCTGCGGCAAGAGCAGGAGACGTTCAAGTTAAAGAGGAACATCAAAGAGATGACGTAAAAGATACTACGTTTGACGACGCAATCTAACAAGGAGGGGTTTTATGTCGTTAGCAGAGAAATTTGCTACACGCTATGCTGGATTGCGGAAAGCTTACGGTACGTTTACCGCAAGTGATGAAACTCGAGAGGATGGCAAGGCAAGTGGTAAAAACATTACCATATCTAAGGAGTTATCTGATAAAGATCTTCTGAAGCTGTGGGATGACCACTTGTCAGGTCGTCAAAGCGTAGGGATTGTAGCGATAGATGAAAACAATAGCTGTGTTTGGGGAGCGATCGATGTTGATGAGTATCAACTAGATTTAAAAGACCTTTCTAAGAAACTAGCTAAACAAGAATTACCTCTAATACTTTGTCGAAGTAAAAGCGGAGGAGCACATATCTATATCTTCCTACAAGAACCTGTTGCGGCTTCGATGCTACAACGAAAGCTTAGACAATTAGCCGCAGCAATCGGCTACGGTCAAGCAGAGATATTTCCTAAACAAACACAACTGTTATTAGAACGTGGTGATAGAGGTAGCACGTTAAATATGCCTTACTTCGGAGGAGAGAACTCAACACGTTATGCTTACGGTAGAGACGGTGGAGCATTAACTCCAGAAGAGTTCCTTAACTTCGCATCTGAACTAGCCTTAACTGCAAACCAGTTAGAAAAATTAGAAGCCAGTCCATTAAACGAAGCTATTGATTGGTTAGATCAATCACCCCCATGTATACAACATTTAATCGTACAGGGGTTTCCTAAAGGTACGCGTAATTCAGGATTATTTAATGTAGGAGTATTTCTTAGAAAGAAATTTCCTGACGATTGGGAAAAAAGATTAGAGGATGTAAATATAAAATATATGCAACCACCGCTAGGAGCACAAGAAGTGTTGACCGTCGGTAAGCAAGTACAACGTAAAGATTACTTTTATAAATGTAATGATCAGCCAATAGCTAGTCATTGTAATAGTCCGCTATGTCGAACACGTAAATATGGGATTGGTGCTAATGGCGGTACACCGTTATTTAGTAATTTAACCAAACAAGATAGTGAACCACCGATTTGGTTCCTGGATGTAGAAGGCGGCAGGTTAGAATTAGAGACAGATGACTTACTAAATCAAAACAGATTTCAAAGAAAGTGTATGGATGCTCTAAATAAGATACCTCAGAAGGTTAAGGAAAACGTCTGGAGACAGATCATCCAGCAGCTCCTAGATGCGTTAACCGTGGTCGAAGTTCCTAAAGAAAGTTCCACAGAAGGGCACTTTTTAGAACTATTAGAGAATTTTTGTACAGAACGACCTGCGAGAGAACGTGATGAGCTTTTATTACATAAACCATGGACAGATAATGGTAAAACTTATTTCCGACTTGGTGATTTAATGGAATATTTACATCGACATAACTTTAAAGACTATCAAAGAAATAATTTAACATCTAAACTAAAACAATTACATGGAGAACCACACTTCTTTAACATAAAAGGACGAGGAGTAAACGTTTGGTATATAGAAGAATTTAAAGCTCAAGACGAACCACATGATTTACCAGAATTTAACGATAACTTATTGTGATTAAACATATCAAACATATTTTTGCAGAGTTCGAACACGGGATAGATAAGTGGGACGATCCTCGTGAACGTATGTTCGAAGGCACGATGGTTAAAGGTCGACCGACTCGTGGATTTGGTGATTCAACTTTTAATTATGCAGGTAAGTTATATGAGCCTGAACCATGGACTCATAAAATGCAATTAATTAAGGTTGCGGCAGAAGATGTAGCTTCTAGAGTTTTTAATAAAGAAATCAAATTTACTTTTTGTTTATGTGGTTTTTATCCTGATGATAAAGGTATACCTCACCACAGCGATACTGTACCTACTCTTGATGACGTGGTTGTTTCTTTAAGTTTTGGTGCACCTAGAGTTTTTGCTTGGAGAACTTATCAAAATAATATAAAACGACATACAAATACCAGTGATGTAGATTTTAAGGAAAATTTTATAAAAGATGAGAAGTTATATCTTCTTGAGCACGGTGATGTAATTATGTTCGATGGATACTCACAGATGAAAGCTACTCATGCTGTTCCTGATTTAGTAGGAGCAGAAGAAAGAGTTAATTTAACTTTTAGAAGTGGTTTATGACCTTACCTAGCCATACGCAAGTGATCCTTGGACCTCCAGGAACAGGGAAAACTAGCACACTCCTTGGCTTAATCGAAGACGAACTAGAAAACGGTACTGAACCTGAACGTATTGGTTTCTTCACGTTTACTAAAAAAGCAGTAAATGAAGGTAAAGAAAGAGCCATGAATCGTTTTAGTATTACTAATAAACAACTGCCATTTTTCCGTACTCTACATTCATTAGCTTTTAGACAACTAGGACTTACTAGAGAAAGCGTAGTAAGTAATTCAGACATCTCAGACCTAAACGAAAAACTTAATTTAAAACTCACAGGCAGAACAACTTCCGATGATGGTCATTTATTCGGTATGACTCATGATGATCGTCTAGCCTTTATAGAAAACTTAGCTAGGATGAGAGACGTACCACTAAAAGAACAATGGCACGAGGTTGAAGATGCGGTCGGTTGGTTCGAGCTAGAACGTTTCGCTCGAGGATTGAAGTTATTTAAAGAAGATCGGTTGCTTGTTGATTATACAGATATGTTACAAAACTTTTTAGTTGATGGTGATGTACCTGTATTAGATGTTATGTTCGTAGATGAAGCACAAGACCTTTCTCCTTTGCAGTGGGCGGTGGTGCGTAAGTTAGCAGAAAAAGCCAAAAAGATATACGTAGCAGGAGATGATGACCAAGCGATCTATCGTTGGGCGGGAGCGGATGTTGAGTATTTGATAAAAAATTCTACCGACGCTATGATACTAAAACAATCTTATCGAGTACCGTCTTCTGTACATAAAGTTGCTAGTCGATGTATAGGTCAAGTAGGTTCGCGTATTTATAAAGAATGGAAACCTAGAACAGATGAAGGTTTGGTACGTTGGGAAGCTACGATAGAACAGGTAAACATGGATCAAGGTGAGTGGTTAGTGTTAGCTAGAACAAATTATTTATTAGAAAGCGTTGATGAGTATTGTAGAAACGAAGGATGGTTTTTCGAAGTTAAAGGTCGACCGTCTATTTCAGAGGCAAAGGTTAGAGCAGTTATCTATTGGGAACGATTACGTAAAGGTCAAACAGTAACCTTGGCTGAATGTGCAAACATTCTAAAATATATCAAAGTTAAAACACCTAAGAAACTTGATTTATTAGATACTGATTTAGTTTTACAGTACGAAGATCTGAAAAGTCATCTTCCAGACTTGCCTGATGGTCATTGGTACGATGTTTTTACATTATTAAGTCCTAAAGATATTAGTTACATACGAGCTATGTTACGTAGAGGAGAAAAGATTACTAAACAACCACGTATCAGATTATCTACGATTCATGCGGCTAAAGGTGGAGAAGCTACCAACGTTGTATTACTTACGGATATAACTACAAGAGTTTATAAAAATTATCAACAAAACCCTGATGAGGAAAATAGAGTATTCTATGTGGGTATTACAAGAACAAAAGAAAACCTGTATTTGATAGAGCCTAAAACAACACGCTGCTATCAAATGTGAAAGTGCTTTACTTTGCACATAAAAGTAAAGTATAAAGGTACTTATATTTATGTTTAAAGAAAGGAGAAAATTATGAACATATTCTATTTTAACGAAGATCCTGTGATTGCGGCTAAGTCGCAACCAGATAAAATGCTAGTGAAGATGCCATTAGAAACCGCACAGATGCTCTGTACAGCTCACCGTTTATTAGACGGAGACGAATATGCAGATAGTGTAGGGTTATATAGGAAAGCTTATATGAACCATCCCTGTACAATCTGGGCTAGAGAATGCAGTGGTAACTATTATTGGCTTTATAAACATTTTATAGCGTTAGGTAACGAATATACATATCGTTACCAACGGACTCATGCAAGTCTTGCTAAATTGTCAGACGCCTTGTATGTGATGCCTAAAAACATTACTCGAGGTCTTATGACACCAGTTGCTCAAGCGATGCCTGACGAATATAAAAACGAGGACTCTGTTCTAGCTTATCGTAATTACGTTATTAACGAGAAACATTACGCTAAGTGGGAAAAGGGTAGAACTAAACCAAGTTGGTGGAGGTAAATTAAATGTCATCAATAAGAAAGAAACTTACTGTTAATGAAAACGACAGTAAAAATACTAGAATGGATATAGCTAGTGCAGGTGTGTTAGCAAACTGGAGACCCGATGAACTTGCTCATATAAGTCGATTCGATAAGATCGCTTCTATGTGTATCGCTGAAGCTAAACGTTTAGGTCGACCACTCGATACATTTGAAGTTGGTTGTGGTGAGTGTTGGACGCTCAGAAATCTATATAAAGCTTATGTTGTAAAGAAATCAGATATTATCAGATCGTATTATGGTTACGATATCGATCCTGCTTGTGAATTAGAAAATCCTTTTTGGTCTAATGCAGGTGGAGAGTTAGCTGATTCTACATGGTTTCAGAACTTTAACGGTGAAATACGTATACAAGATTTAACTGTTGATCCTGTATTTAAACTAGAAGATGAAAGCGTAGATTTTTTCTGGACTACTGAAGTTATAGAACATATGGGTAGAGAGTTTATTGGTGCATGGTTAGATGATGCCGCTAGAGCTATAAGACCGAATGGGTTAGCTTTTGTATCTACTCCTAACCACGATGGTTCTAACGACAAGCTTCCTGAAGATCACGTATACGAGTGGGGGTTTCAAGAACTAAAAGAAGAATTAGAAAGAAACTTCGAGATCGTAGACGTTACAGGAACGTTTATACAATTACCTAATTTAAAGAAAGCGATGAAAGAAGATTCTGAAACAGGATGGACTCCTGAACAGTTTCAAAAATTACAAAACAGATACGGTAGACAGTTTTTACGAGTTGTTGCCGCCACGTTTTATCCTGAAGTCGCTAATAACTGTTCTTGGGTGTTACGTAAAAAGTAATGACTGAGTTTATTCCCGCAGAGTTGGATCGTTATTGCTATTGGCAAACTGAACGTGAGTCGATACGCATTAAAAAAGAATCTGCAGTTCTTTCCCCTCCCTGGACTGACGATCCAATTTTGCAGGAGTTTAAGTTCTGCCAAGTGTTTAGAGAAGATGATCGTACAACACGTTGGTTTAGAACACATATAAGAGAGCCTATGCGGAACGAAGAAGACGTTCTTATGGCTACGATTATATTCCGTTGGTTTAATTTAATAGAAACAGGGAGAACTTTAATCGATCATGATTTATTACGTAAGTGGAATAGAAAGAAAGCTATTTATGAAATAACTAAACAACCTAAGTGGATCACGGGTGCTTACATTATTAAAACACCAAACGGTATGGATAAAGTAACAGGAGTAGCCGAGTGTGTTTCACATATTTGGAAAGCTAGAGAATCTATATTATCTAGATTACATGAGAATTTAGTAAAGGGTGAATCTTCATTAGAAGCAACATGGTTAATTCTTAGAGATTATCCATACATGGGTCCATTTATGGCTTACGAAGTTGTTACTGATTTAAGACATACCTATTTATTAGAAAACGCTAACGATATTATGACTTGGGCTAATGCAGGTCCAGGAGCCATGCGAGGACTTAATCGTCTTACAGGCAGACCGTTAGACTATAGTCGTAAAAGCCATCCATGGTGTAAAGAAATGCAAGACCTATTTAAAGAAGTAAAGAAAGTATTAGCTCCTTCGATTATTTTTAGAAACGGTGCTAATTATGAAATGCGAGAGATCGAAGGTGGTCTATGTGAGTTTGATAAATACTCTCGAATATATAAAGGCGAGGGACGAACACGATCGGTGTATAAACATAATAATCTTCCAATGGTGGAAGACTTAATAGAAGGAGAAAGTAAGTATGGGAATGAGTGATAGAGTAATAGAGTTGTTAGAAGAGTATGGTGATGTAATCGATATACATTATACACAGTTTTTAGAGGTAGCTTTCTTTCTAAAAGTAGCCGCAGATGAGCGACTTGCAATAGCTTTTATAAAAAGAAAAGTACCAATGTTAAACGATGAAGAAATTCGTTTTGTGATACATGAAATAGTAGGAGGTTATCAAGACACATTATGAAAGTAATTAATGCAAGAAACGTAAACGACGCGTTAGAAAAAGGTATAGATTTATTTCAAGACCCTACTGAATATAGAGTACAGGAAAGTCGTAATGGTATAACGTATGAAGCTAAGACACCTGTAGCTACCGTATACAAAAAACCTTGGGAAAGAGTTTGTTTAATAAAACAAAGAGACGCTAATCCATTTTTTCATTTTATAGAAGGGTTATGGATGCTCGATGGTCGTAACGACTTAGAACCACTAACTTATTTTGTTAAATCGATGTTTGATTTTTCAGACGACGGTGAAACTTTATGGGGAGCTTATGGTTGGCGATGGAGAAGTTATTGGAATAAAGATCAAATAGCCGCAATTATCGGGTTGTTAAAAGATAATCCTTATGAAAGACGAGCAGTTTTACAAATGTGGGACACTCATGAAGATTTAGCGAGAGCTTGTAATAAGAAAAAAGAACGTAAGGATGTACCTTGTAATACGAATATTTATTTTAAAGTACGTGATGGTAAGTTATGTATGACCGTTTGTAATCGTTCTAACGATATGCTTTGGGGAGCTTATGGTGCTAACGCAGTTCATATGTCTATGTTGCAAGAGTTCGTAGCTCTTAATCTAAATTTACCGATGGGTGATTATACTCAAATTAGTGATAGTTTTCATATTTATCCAAACACTCCTGTGTGGGAAAAAGTTAAAGATATTGAACTAAATGTATACACCTATAAACATATACAAAATCATTACGATCTTATCGATGAATATGAGCCTGTACCTATTGTTAATGACCTTATTTCTTTTAACAGAGAAGTCAGGTTCTTCTTCGATTATTTTGAAACTTTTAGATATAATCCAAAAGAAATGCTAAAAAGAACAGATGATATCGAATGGGATAATAATATTTTTCCAGACGTAGCAGTGCCTATGTTAAAAGCATTTCATTATCATAAAGAAAGAGATTATTTGAATTCGTATCGAGAAGTACAGTCTATTAAGTCTCTCGATTGGATGGAGGCGTGTTTTGAGTGGATCCGCAAACGAGACACCGCCTATACTTTAAACAATGCGGATATAGGAGAAAGCAAATGAGCAAATGGGAAAGCATGAAAGAAGTTGCCCAAAACGATCTTGAAGCTCTTAAACGAGCAGAGACTTCGTACGGTGATTCTTGGAGACGTCGTGGAGGTGTTGGTGCCTTTATGATGTTAGCACGTAAGTTCGATCGTATAGAACACCAGTCTGAAAAGCACGGGTGGGATATCTTCGAAGCAGGTGAAGTCTACAAAGGCGAAGCAGGTTTACTCGATGATATTCGAGACTTACGTAGATATTTATTATTAGTTGAAGAATACATTTTAGCTAATACTAATCAAGTTAGCGTTGAAGCTGACGATGTTAATTATGCCGCAGAAGATGGCAAGGAGGATTACTAATGAGTAATACAGATAGTTGGTGGAAAAAGTTTGTTAAATTTTTTACACCGTTACCAAAAGAAGAACTACAACCTAAAAAAGTTGTAAAGGAAGAAGTTCTTGAAAAAGCAATCAAAGATGCTGAAGTTGTTTTAAAGAAGTTTGACGACGAACTTAAAGCGGGGAACATCTATGAAGTGGTGCAGAAAGATCCTAAACGAGCTAGAACGAAAAAAGGAACATATAAGGCAGACGATAAGTCTACTCCAAATGTTAACGAAGCTTGGGAAGGTGGTAAAGCTCCTGCAAAAAAGCCAAAAGCTAAGAAAACTAAAGTCACGAGGATCAAAAAGAAAAAGTGATTTTACAAACCCCTATGTTCGCTCCAACAAGTGACTGGTCTATTCCAGAAGTTTTCCCTCAGTTTTCTGAGACAGAAACAATAGCAGTAGATTTAGAAACTTACGATCCACACCTCATGACTTGTGGTCCAGGATGGGCTACAGGTCGTGGGTATATCGTAGGTGTTGGTATTGCGACAGAGGGTTGGAAGGGTTACTTTCCTATCCGTCATCAAGGCGGAGGTAATCTTGACGAAGATATTGTATTACGTTGGTTACGCAACACTTTAGCATCGGAAAAGCGAGACGTTATATTTCATAACGCCTTATACGACGTAGGGTGGCTCCGTAGAGAAGGCGTACACGTAGGTGGTAAAATATTAGATACGATCGTAGCGGCTCCCCTAGTAAACGAGAATAGGTATTCTTATTCTTTAGATAACCTCGGTGAGTTTTACTGTAACGAAAAGAAAGATGAATCGTTATTACAAAATGCTGCTCTATCGTTTGGGGTAAATCCTAAATCAGAAATGTATAAATTACCGTCTAAGTTCGTTGGACCTTATGGTGAGCAAGATGCAGCATTAACTCTAAAACTTTGGCAAAAATTAAAGATCGAAGTTCAAGAACAAGGGTTAGAAAAAATACTCGATATGGAATGCCGACTGATTCCTTTACTATTAGAAATGCGATGGCGAGGGGTTAGAATCGATGAACAAAAAGCTGATGATGTTAGTAAAAAGTTATCGATCGAAGAACAAAAGCTACAGGTCGAGATTAAACGTAAATATGGTGCAGAAGTTAATTTATGGGCTAATGCATCGTTAGAAGCTATCTTTGAAAAGAACAAGATATGGTTTCCTAGAACCGCAAAAGGTATGGCTAGTTTTCAAAAAGACTGGTTAGAGGGACATGAACACGAGTTACCACAACTTATTGTTCGAGCCAGGAAACTTAATAAAGCTAGAACTACTTTTATCGATAAGATGATTAAAGATCACTGCTTCGATGGTCGTATACACGCAGAAGCTCACGCTATGCGTAACGATCGTGGCGGCACGGTTAGTGGTAGATTTAGCTATAGTAATCCTAATCTACAACAAGTTCCTGCAAGAGATCCAGAGATCGGTAATTTAATACGATCTTTGTTTATTCCAGAGGATGGTTGTCAGTGGGGTGTATTCGATTATTCACAACAAGAGCCAAGGCTTACCGTTCATTACGCTGATCGAATGAACTTAGCAGGGGCAAAAGATGCGGTAGTTGAATATACAGAAAAGAACGCGGATTTCCACCAGATCGTTGCAGATATGGCTAATATACCGCGTAAACAGGCTAAGACGATTAATCTAGGACTTAGCTATGGGATGGGTAAAGAAAAGCTTATTAAAGAGCTGGGGATAGACGATACGGAAGCTGAGGGGTTATTTCAGCAGTATCATGCTAAAGTTCCCTTTATAAGAGGGTTACAAGATCAGTGTGCAAGGGTAGCCATGGAACGTGGCTATATACGAACGTTTGCTGGTAGACGTTGTAGGTTTAATCTATGGGAAGATAGATATGAACGTACTCTACCTCTACCGTACGAAGAAGCACAGGAAAAATACGGTGATAATTTAAAAAGATCATATACATATAAGGCTCTGAATCGGTTGATTCAAGGATCGGCTGCTGACATGACGAAGTTAGCAATGCTCGGTCTGTGGGAGGAAGGAATTGTTCCTCACCTACAAGTCCACGATGAGGTTGATATCTCAGTAGAGAACACTGAACAAGCTGACAAGATTGCAGAAATAATGGAAACTTGTGTAGAACTTGCAGTACCCCTACTAGTGGATAAGGAACTCGGAAGTTCATGGGGCGAAACAAAGGAAATAAAATGAAAGGTATCTCACAAGAAAAAGCTAAAGAATACTCTATTAAGTACAGACGAATGTACGAACAATGGGTAGAGAGCTCTACAACTCTAGAACAAATGGGTAGAGAGCATAATTTAACAAAACAACGTATGTGGCAGATTATTACACGTTGTAAACTCGGTGACGGTGATTACTACTATGGTACACAGATTGCTCGGAACAAATGGTCTGAGTTTAAAAATATGTACGATGACCTCGATCAGACTAAACGTGCTTTCGATGACTGGTTAAAAGAAAGAGACATCAAACTTATTGCTAATAACCAAAAAGCCGCTCCACATACTGGTTGGGACTGGTCGGGCTAGTACAGTGCTTTACTTTCTAAACTTTGCCTTTTATATTTAAGGTATATGTTTTTAGCAAGTAACACACAAATAGAACTACCGAACAACGGAGAGTGCAAGGTATGTTCGAAACCTTTATACGGACAAAGACGAAAGTTTTGTAGTGCCGAATGCGGTAACACGTTTCATAACGCTGAAGGCAAAAAACCGATCATAGATATTCCTCGATCATGTGTGTATTGTTCTGTTGAGTTTTTTAAGAATCAGACTGGATTATTAAATTATTGTTCTAAACATTGTCAAAAACAACATCAATATTCTAAAAATAAAGACCCTATGTCAACGTATGGCTCGGGTAAAAGAAAACAGGTTTTATCTGGTCATTATCAAAACTGGTGTCAATGTGCTTATGACGAAGCGGTTATAGATAACGATATTTTAGACCATATAGAATATCTAGCGACTGATGAACCTTACGTACAAGAAGATATGGAGTGGCTTGAACGTGTATTAAATGAAGAACATACAACACCTAGATACTCAGACGGAACTGTATACAAACCTGATCCTTTATCGTTTAAATTGAAAAAATGGAGAAATTATTGGTGGCGAGAACCTAATATATCTAAACATCGAAAACGAGCAAAATATTCAAACAGTCGTTCTTTTAATGAACGTTGGTCTATTTTAACAAAACGCTCGATTATGAAACGTTACCGTAAAATGAAATATGGCGAAAGAAAAAAATTTATGGCTCTTGTTAAGATCAAATCTGCCTGAAATACATTTACAACGAATTGAAACAGGTATGACAGGAGCAGGTGTTCCTGACGTTAACGGTTGTGCCAAAGGTAAAGAGTTCTGGATCGAGCTCAAAGAAATACATTCAGGTAATGCTCTTACTCTACGACCTATGCAAATATCGTGGTTAGCGAAACGTGCATCGTTTGGTGGTCAAGTTTTCGTTATGGCTCGTAAAAACGATGAGATTAAGCTCTACCATATCGACAGTCTTACAGGTATTCAAGACCTCGTTAAGACTGGTTATAAATCAAAAGCTCTTGTGACTCTTACGATTCCTTACGATTGGGACGCTCTTGTTAGTGCTTTACTTTCGTAGTTTTCGTACCTATAATGGTAAACGTAGCTAATAGGCTACGTGATTAACCAGTGCAGCCATGCACATTAGAAAGGAGAAAATTATGGCACACCAAGTAGAAACGATGGCTTGGACGGGGGATGTACCTTGGCACGGATTAGGTGTCGAGGTTGATTCTAACCTTAAACCATCTGAAATGCAGAAAGCGGCTCAGTTAGACTGGACAGTTAGCAAACGTCCTAGTTATACTATAGACGCTCCTGAGTGGAGTGACGATGTAGGTCTTATCCAAGCGGAGAATACCTTCCACGTTGTTCGAGATAGCGATAACCGAATACTATCGCATTGTGGTAGAGACTATGTCCCTATACAGAATGAAGACGTATTCAAGTTCTTCAAACGCTTTACGGATGCTGGTCATATGACCATGGAAACCGCAGGTAGTTTGAAAGACGGTGGAGAAATTTGGGGTTTAGCTAAAATCTCAGAAGACTTCGAACTAGCGGGTGACGACCTTATTAAAGGTTATTTGCTTATCAACCAACCACATATCGTTGGTCGAGCAATGACTATTAAGTTGACACCTATCAGAGTTGTTTGCAACAACACTTTAACGATGGCTTTACAACACGGTGGCACAGCGTCCTTCCGTATGCCACACGTTAAAGCATTCGATGACGATGTTATACAGATCGCAGAAGAAGCTCTAGGGTTATCTGCTGAGCGTATGACAGAGTTTAGAGAAGCCGCAAACTTACTCTCTAGGAAGAAAGCTAAACATTCTCAGTTCCTTGAGTTTGTAGGTGATATTTATCAACCTGATATGATTGCTGCTTATAGACACGACCAACAGCTCAAAGCTGAAGGTAAGTTGATAGGTATGCAAGAACCTCTTGTTGATCAATTTAACAAGTTTCCACTTCTAGCTGTTGACGCTTTAGAACAGTCTCCAGGTGCAAACCTGAAGTCTGCTAAAGGTACGTGGTGGGGAGCATTGAATGCTGTCACCTACGTTGAAGACCATTTACGTGAGTCTGTAACCGAAGGCAACGCTCTACATAGTTCATGGTTTGGTGCTGCGGCTAATCGTAAAGCCAAAGCTTTAGATTTAGCTGTGAAATATGCGGAGGCTGTGTAATGGCTCAAGACCCTAAATCATATTTAGTTGATGGTGAAGTTTTAGCCATGGTCTGGTCAGCATTGTATGAGGGAGCTAACGATGAGTTAGCTTCCGTCATACGTGACACGATGATTGCTCAGGGCTGTCAAGAACTACACGGTATTACTGATCAATCATTAATTTTAATGTTCTGGAAAAATTTCCTAGAAGAAAAAGGTCTAGTTGAGTTTTCCGACCCACCTAAGGAGGTGCACTAATGCAAGAACCTATAATAGAATCAGGTATACCTTTACCTGAGGATCAACGTTCGCAGACAAGCTATCCGTTTGCTAAGATGAAAGTAGGAGACTCGATCTTCTTCCCACTTAGCCCAAGCGATAACTCTCAGCGAATGAAGAACCGTTTAGCTCAAGCCAGTCGAGGCTTTGGCAAAAAACAAGAACCCGAATGGAAGTTCGTCATTAGATATCGTTTAGAAAACGAAATCTCAGGCGTCCGCGTTTGGCGTAGCTTGTAAACAGTCTGCCTATGAGGTACTCGTTATAGTGCTTTACTTTCACGTATTTCGTAGGCATACTATTAATAGTTGTTCTAACGCAAGTTAGAATTTGTTAACCAAAAGAAAGGAGAAAGATATGCAAACAGCAACATCTACATCTACCTCTGCAAAGAGAGTTCCTGCGAAAGCAGTAACAAAACCTTTGAGCAAAGCTAAAGTGACAGCAGTCCCGAAGCCTAGTTCAACAGGCAAAGGAGCTTCTAGAACTTTATATAAGTTCATAGGCAAAGTTCCTGAGTCTAAAGGTTTTACTCCGCAGATGAGAGCCTTGATCTTAACTGTTAGTGAAGCTAAAAAGAGTGATTTAGACTCTGCTAGTTTTACAGCACAAGATCTAGTATCTCTTGCAGTGAAGCAAGGCAATCTGACTACAGGTCAAGACCCGCTTAGAATCTTTAGATTTTATGCGAAAAGACTTGTTGATGAAGGCTACTTCGCAAAGGTATAATCTGTTAAGTGCATAACAATGTTTGTTGTGCACTTATTTTTTAGGGGAAAACGATGGAAATAGAAATAACTAAACAAAACGGATTAACGTTTAAAACCAATGTAGCAGTTTTAGCACGACACGTAATACACGCAATGTTAAAAGATCCGTTTATTGAAATTAAAAACGAGGATGCTGAACTTTTTGAAAAAGCAGTACATAACGTTATGTATGAAGCAATCGATAATCTTATAGAGGAAAAACATGGCACAAGTTAAATATGCAACGGTTGAGCTATTAGAAACTCTTACACAAAAAGCCGAAGACTCTGGCAAAAACAGATACCCTGACGTAGGGATTGTTAACGGAGCTTTACTCGAATTAGGTTACGATTTAGAAAAAGTCAAACTACCAATTACTTACACTTTAGATCATAACGATATAGAAGTTAGAGCTATGTTTGTAATTCCAGGACCTGATCCAGAAGCAAACGAGCGATTCTTTTTAGATATGGAATACGAAGATTATAACAATCTACCTTATGTTGATTTACCCAACAATATCCTGTCAGACGAATTATGATTTATCGATTATTAACAGTATTTATCATTACAGGCTGTGCGGCATACGTTCCAGAAACTAAGGAATGGAACGATCGATATGATCCTGCGGCTTGGCGTAAACAGTTTAAAGAATGTCGGGATAAGTTGTATACAACCTATCCTGAAGAAGTTAACCAAGACCAATGGTCAAAATGTATGGAAATAGATTATGAATTTAAAGAAAGCTAAATTATTACGCAAAGTGTTAGCAACAGGTGGAGCTGATTGGCGAGACGCTAAACACGTACAAACAAAAGATCGGTTTGGTACTTTACTACCTACGATCTTTTTAGACCCAAAGTGCGGTCGTGCAATATATCGAAAAACAAAAACTATGGCACGAATGAGGGGTTCTTAATAGTGCTTTACTTTGCTAACTTTCGTACTTTATACTATAAGTATGTTTACTAGAACAAGTTTGATAAGTCCAGAGAGATTCATATGATTACTCCATTAAATAATGATACCGAGCGGAGTTTTTTAGTTAGACCGCTCACCTCTCTGGCACAAAACGTGGTGCTGACAAGATTCACGAGGTCAGTTAAATGAGACTTGTTAAATACTCAAGCCACAACCAGTCAGCCATCGGGTGCGAGAAGGTTATCCCGAGAAGTGACTCAAAACTACTAGACCTTCAATGTGGTGATGTCCCGATCCTTGTAAAAGCCTGTACTTTCGAGTCGGTTAGGATGAACGGAGGTATATGTGGAAACCGAGTTCCTCTCATCGCCACACTTTTTACAGTTCCATGTGGATAGAGGGTTACACCAGAAAAATCCTGACTAGCGTGTGTAATCAAATAGTCAAAGCAGGTCGCACCTGCGATGCACATTGTTCCCTCACTTTAATTGCTCTCTACTTTAGCAGGTATGAGTTTTGAGAATAAAATAAACTCATCCATTTATTAATAAGAAAGGAGAAATATATGGATAAAGAAATAATGCAAATGATCGATACGCTTACACGTAGTCTCGATTTATTAGTTGATACGCAACGTAAAACACAGGAGTTTATGCAAGCACAACTCGATGTGAATAATATGTTGATACAACGTATTAAAAAACTCGAGGTCGAAGCTAACGTAATCAAAACAAAAGAACCTGTTGCGATTAACGATATCTTCGATACGATGATTAACCGTTTCAAAAAAGAAGGTGAAGATGCCACGAAAAGCTAAACCCAAGTTTGATTTAAACCCTATAGAACGAGCTGTTGCGACGATCGCTATTGCTTTAGAGCCTTATATAGCTGATCAAACGTCTGAAGAATATTTAGCACGTATGGATCGTAATAGAGTCGAAAGGGGTATAGCATTATTATTTGATACATTAGAAGCCGATGACGTTATCGATTATGAAAAAATAACCGATGCTATGTTAGAAGGTTTCGATTATAAGGAGGACTTATGACACAACATAAGGCAGTCGTTGAGCAACAACGCGAAAAACTTGCACAAGAAGAAGATAATAACAAACTAGTTTCATATTATTATCAAAAAAGTCCAACAACGCATTATCGCGAACTTAAATATAAAAGCGGTCGAGTTGTTACAACAGATTTGAGTCATAAAAATGATGATATTTAGAGAAACTTTTTGGAATACAGCTTATTGGGAAGAAAGAGGAATTGAATATTGGCTTGACTTTTTGTTTGTAGAAAACATCCAGTGGCAAATATTAATTCCTGCTGTTTTATTAGGAATGTGTTTTGCATTAGTTGTATATAAATTAATAAAAATTACGAGGATGACTAAATGAGTGATTTCAATATGATGGGTGCTGTAGGTTATAGAATCTCACATACGGACGAATCACAAGATTATCCGATTGCTACCATTAAAATAGCATTTAAGCTTCCTGAGGGCGAAAACGGTCGAATCGAAATGTTTCACGTTCATGAAGCTTTACGCAGGATGATCGATAAAAAACAAATAGCTTTTGATTTAAGTCTACCACCTACCGAACCACCTAAAACTTGGAGTAATAATGAAAGTAATTGATGATATAGCTGATTGGGCGGAAGTCCGTGGTCTACTTTATGGTCCCGATATACAACCTGAAAAACAGATGTTGAAACTTGTAGAAGAAGTCGGTGAAACAGCTCGAGCACTCGCTTACGATGATGCACCTGGATTAAAAGACGGGATAGGGGATTGTGTTGTTTGTTTGATCGTTTTAGCCGAACAAAAAGGTTTAACGCTCGAGGAGTGCATGCAAGCCGCTTACGATGAGATATCTGGTCGTACAGGTCGATTGGAAAACGGTTTATGGAAGAAACAAGAAGACCTCTAGGTTTCTTGCCTTCTAGTACTGCTTTACTTCGCGGTACTCTTAGGCATACTTGTATTAGTTATTAAATGGTTTAATAACATTAACTAGAAAGGAGAAAGATATGGATATTGAAAAAATCCAACAACAGGTGGCTGACCTTAAAAACAATGTCAGTTTATTAGAACATGCTACAGTCAGCGAATTTAATTCAGACTTACTGACTTCATTACATCGTATTACCGATGTTTTAGATGATTTACAGCCTCGAGTAATCGATCCTGCTGATTTATCGAAAGAAGCCGAGCAAAAAGTACTTAATACATTATCTGAGCTAACTGCTCGTATCGATAATATAGAAGCTCGTGAGTACACTGAAGAAGGTATCGAAGATATCGCCAAAGGTGCTATCCAAAATATGGATTTCAGTGCCGAGTTAGACGACGGTAGTTTATCAGTGTGGGCAAGATGATACACGGACTACTTATCGACCCGTTCGAGCAAATTGTTACCAGAGTAGAGTTGTCAGAAGACTCTACTCTAGCTGACGCTAAGAAATTTATGCAACTTGAAGGACCTATTGATATTGTTACATTAACTGATGATACGATGGTCATAGTTGATGATGAGGGTTTACTTAAAGATGAAGTATTAGGTGGTCAACGATATTTCAAACTATCAGAGTTCCATCAGCCATTAGCAGGTCGTGCCATTATTGTTGGTTATGATGATGAGGGTGCGACTATTAGCGGTAGTTATAATGCTGATACGATCGAGTGGATGCCTGAAGATCATGTCGAAGAACCTTTTATGCAGTTTATACCGATTCCCGATGAGAAGGAGATGCACTGATGAAACAAGAAAAATTAATTATTTCTTATCATTTATTTGTTCCATGGATACATGAAGAATACAATCGAGCTGATTTATTAGAAGCTTGGTCTAGTGGTGAGTCTCCCGAAGACCATGCACTAAGTATTGCAGGTTGTTTTCCTATAGGACATTTTAATAATTGGGATGAAGTAAAACATCACTGGGACGACATACCTTATGACGGCAGTAAAGATACTGACGACTTAAAATTTAAAACTTGGTCTGAGTTTTATGACCATGATGGTTATGTTGACGGTTTACCTGATACTTTAGATGTCGAGTGGGATTACGATGATAAGCACTTTACACCTATATCAGTAAGATGAGGTTTGTACCACAACTAAGCGAAGAACAGGTCAAATTTTGGGTAGAAACCGAAAATATCGATTATGTCGAGATTATTAAGTTGATTGCTAATGGCGAGATGAGCCCTAAAGCATTAAATACTGAAATATTTGATAACGAAAACTGGGATCCAACGGAGGAATAATTATGGGATTAGATTGTTATATTAAACACGACGACTGTGAGACCGATTTTACTTACGAAGATGATCCACGTATAAAAAACGTGAACTTAATCGGTGGGATGATGAGCGGTCACGGTGCCGACGGATCGTTTCGAGGTAAATATTATGAACCTTTAATGGATGAGTTGATGCAAGAAGATTGTATATGGCATACAGAAGAGAGTATTCATATTCAAACGTCTGAGTTAAAAGAACAAGCTCAAGCTCTAGCTGATTTATTACATGCGATCGAATCAGATGCTAAAGAAGAAGAACGCACTTTAGAACACGATACGATAATTTATCAAACACATCACGGATCACCGTATGAATATACTTATCAAGAAGTCAAAGACTTAGAATTGTTATTACGTTGTGCGAGTGAGTTTAATGCGAGAATGGTTTGTTGGTGGTAGTGCAGGGCTGCTTTTATTCGCTAGGCTCGGCTTTATACTATATATAAGTAAAAAATAACTAAGGAGATTTACTATGAGTGATAAAACTAAACCACT